CGATTGCTTCAGGGCGAAGAATCTTACGTCCGTATAGATGCATACCACGAACAATGTCAGCAAAGCTGTCAGGGTCACGATATGTTTCTGTCTTGTTGATCTGCTCTGCAGTTGCAACAGCCGAGTCATGACCAGCTACGATAATACCGCAATTAGTCAATTGGTTAGCTGTACCTGCTGTACCTGCCCCAGTGCCTAGTGCTGGCAAATTGGACGAGGAGTAGACACGGAAGCCGTGGAAGTTGTTAACGGACAGACCGTTACGCAAACCACCTGATTCACCGAAATCAGCGTTCATGAAGCGTGAATCTTCATCAGCAAGGATTTCCATAAACACCGGGTCCACGATCAGCCAGCGACCTTGTGAGTCAACTTGCTGTTGATCAAGCAAACGTTTCATGCGTGAGATAATCATTGCAGGGGAAACGGTAGCGGTTGGCAGGGAAGTTGCTCCCGGCATACGTGCAGTCACAGGAATTGAGTGAGTGCCAGCAGAGGAAGTAGTAATGTTGCCAAAGTCACCTTTATGCAGTTCCATAGAGGAAAGCAGTTCGTTAGAACCCGCAGTGCTTACAGCCTTAGAACCATTAACAGTTGTGTTAAGGGTATCGCCTTTGCTGTGCAAAGAAGACTGTTTGTAGCCTGACATGTACGCAAGAACTTCTTGGTCATGGTTGTCAGCTAGACGGTATGCAGCGCGACTTGTTGCAAGGTCCATGAAATTGACGTGGCTGTGTGCTTCTTCAATATCGTCCATCTTAAAGGCAAAATAGTTAGCCTTATCAATGACTAAGGTGAAATCTTCGTCCTGCAAATCTTGTGCGGTGACATTCGTACCACGTGCATACTCTGAGACAGAAATTTCGGGTTCTTTGATAATCTTGACGGTATCACCTTGTGCAGCGATTTCACCAAAATAGTCTGAGTTGGTAACGTCACCAACTACTGTACTCTTGCGGAATGCAAGCTGTACTTTTTTTGAATAGATTACTGGGCTAAAATTACCGTTTGGTAAATTCCCGTAACCTGTTGCGGTTGTAAAAGCCATGATGGTTCCTCCATTAAATGTTTGGCTTAGGTTTAAGTAAGCTTAACACAAGTTGAAGAGGCTGCATTTCTAAGGGTGGCGTTGTTACAACGGGCCTGTAAATTCAGGTAGGTCTTAACTAATATGTTGTTGCTTAGTAGTGTAGGAGAGAAAAGGTAGCTACCTAAAGTAGGGCTTCTCTCTCCTTTTAGTGTCTTACGTGTATAGTTATACTTAGTAATCTTTTGTTGTCAAGCTTTTATTTACCTTGCAGCACCAGAAAGATCATAAATAAATTTACCTGTACGTTGTGCTTCCATAATAGCGTCTTGGTTTTTCTCAAACTCCTTCATAGACATCTTGCTAATCATGGATTCAGTAAAAGAAACATCCGTTTCAGCCTGACTTGGCTTGGTTGTACGCTTGGTTACAACTGCAGATGCAGCATCCTTAGATGACTTCTTACGAGACTTAGTGTCTAACCCCTTGTCTGACTTGTATAGATCAATGACCCGTACTACAGAGCGTGGATCATCTTGGTTCTCATACAAAGCATCCTGTACCCACTTAGGTTGCTCTCCTGCCCAATCGTGAAACTCATCGCTTTCCTTAAGATCGTCAAAATCACTATGTGACTCACGAATAGCATCCATAGATTTACTACGATTAGCCTCTGCAGACATTTCATCTATTTCACGTAAACGATCTTCTGCAATGCTGAACTTTTCTTGTGCTTTCTTTTCAGCAATAGTCTCAACAATAGCAGCTACATCAGGGTGCTTTTCTGCCCAAGCTTGAATGTCCTCATCACTCTTAGGTGGACGTACACTACCTTGATCTTTAGCGTTCTCTAGTTGAGCTTTGATAGCCTTTAGTTCTGCTGCAGTGTTGCTTTGAAGTTTGCGAATATCATCATACCGTTTCTTGTATGTACGTTCTTCCCCTGTCTCAGGCTCCTTAGCATCAACCTGTTGCTCTTTTGCAACACTTTCTTGATCCTGCTCTTCTTGTTGCTCATCGCCCCCCTCTTGGGCTGCATCAAATTTAGCAATCTCAGCTTCTTCTTCAGCAATACGCCGTGCATTAGCATTGCGATAGTTGCTATCTACAAAACCTGCTACTTTAGGTTTCTCCATAGTTGTTAGTTCTGGTGGCATTAGTTTTCCTTTTTATTATTATTATGGCCTAGTGCCTAAGCCTTTTCTGCGCTGGGTTGTTTGTTTCTTGTTGTTTTGTTTAGCTGCTGGCATAGAGACTAAGCCACCTGTGTAAGAACGATAGTTACCTGATGAAGCGTCACCAGTTGAACCATAGCCGAAGCTTGTACCAAAGGATTTGTTAATAGCATCTGTTCTTCTACGGCTTTGTGCTGCATCTTGCTGGTTTCTGTACTCTTGCATACCTGATGCAGGGCCACTATATTGATAGCCACCTTGATCAACTCTAGTTATAATGCCAGCCTCTAAATTTCTGGCTCTTTGTTCATCTAACTGACGATTACCTGTTGGCCTGAAATCTTGACGTTGCATCCCTGCTCTTACTTGCTGTCTAGCTTGAGCAGCTTGAGAAGCTTGCTGATCTGCAGCGGCTTGTTTTTCTTGTTTTTCAACATTTAAAACTTGCTGAACTGCATTATTAATACTTCTTTCTTGTACATTTTGTACTTTTTCTGTAGACGAACTAGAACTACCTGATTTGTTACCAGAAACATCCCCAAAGATAGCATCACCTATATCTGCAAAGAATTGTCCTAATGGACCTCTTTCTTCATATTCTTTTGGGCCAAATCTATTCTTTGAAGCCTTAAGCCTTGGATCAGTTTGCTTTAGAGCTGCCTCTATTGCGTTTTTTTCATCTTTATTTAAAGAGTCCCACTCGCCTTTTTCAATGGATTCCTCTTTCCTACGTTTTAGTTCTTCATTTACTTGGCGTTTTTGTGAGGAACCTTTCATAGCCATAAAGGCGTTAGCACCAAGGGCTACAAGAGGATTTAAACCAGCGGCCATAGATAAAACAGTAGTAGTTTTACCTATTTTTTTATTTTTATTTAGCATATCTGTAAGTTGTTTTGTAGTCTTTTCTGATAAATCACCTACTGATAAAAAACCTATTCCATCCTTGTCAGCACTACTAATGCTACCATCTTTGCGAGTATTTGCAGAAGTTACTTGACCATACGGACCTGAATCAGAATCATCACCTGTCTTACGATCCTCATCCTCAGTACCCATTGAGTAAGGTACTGAAGTCAATCCCGAAGCCTCTGTCTTTGAAGTACCAGCTAAATAAGACTCATAAGATAAATCATCTTTTAAAGTAAATCCTTCTGGTATCTTCATCTTTGTATTCCACGCCACAGGAATTTCGTTACCGTCTGGGTCAATAAGTATTACTACTCTTGGAATACCTTTTGGATTAAGATACTTTTTAATGAAATCTTCTTCCTCCTCTGAGGCGGCTCCAAAACTAAAACTACTACCACCTAAAGTTCCAAAGTTTCTAAACGAATCAAATGGGTCAGTTTGTGATGGTAAAACTGTTTGTCCAAAACTACCTATAGGAAACTTTGGTATAGTTTGATTTGTTAATACTACCTTACCAGCCTGATTTCTAGGAAACTGTGGTAAAGTTTGATCTTTAGGAGATACAAGAGTACCCTCTCTAGCCTCAATAGGCTCTTGGGGTTTATTAGCTTGTTGCATTTCAGCAGACTTTTTATCTGCACCTGTCTTGTTAACCATAATACCTTTACTGGCAAGCTTTTCCATTAACGCAGGGTCTTTGTTAGCTGCAGTCATAAGCTGTTTAATAATACCGTCTACTTTAGTAGCATCCCCATAGGTGCCTGTAGGAATTAAACCGCCAACAGCCATATTAACTGTAGCCCCACTTGCTCTCATTCTTCCATTAACCATAGGACTACGAGAAGCGTCATCAATAAAGTTATCAAGAGTTCCCCCATCAGTTAAACCACCAGCATACATGCCTGACTCAGAAAGTGCAGCTTTTAGTTTAGCCAAGTCTTCACTGTCCTCTACTTGAGGTGCTTCTGCTGGTACTGGTTCACCGCCTATTCTACCATCTGCATCCATCTGTTGCAAGCCCATTTTTGCTTCCATACGTAAATCTTCAAAGAATTTTACCCCAAAGAAACGAACAACATCAGCAGGAACAAC